GAGCAAAGTTAACTGCTAAATAATAAGCAAGTCCAGCGCACATACATGGAACAAATCTATATGGAACGTTTGTAATATTTGTATAAGCTCCAACATCTTGAATTCTTTTTGCATAGTAATAATGCATTACATTATTTACCTGATCCGCTCCTGGTGTTAAATATAAAGTGATTGTAATTTTATCTATAAATCTTTGTACCCAGTATTGTGTAGGTTGACCTTGTGAAAATTTTGAAGATAGAGAATTGTAAGTTGATCTATCTATTTTTGTAAGTGGAAAATCTGCAACCGGAACTTGTTCTTTGTTTCTATAAGATGCTTCGTAAATATCATCTGGTCCATAAGTAATAGAATCATAATCATAAACAGCGCTATTATCTGCATGAATTGCAGCTGTTGTACCATTTGCACCTCTGACACATCCTGTTATTGAATTAGCACTTGTATTAGTTCCTGTATAAGTAATTTGTTCAGATCCAATTAATAAAGTTCCTGATGTTGGAAACTGCCAAACTGAATCTAATATAAGAGTTGTATCTGCTGCAGTAATTGCACCATTTAAATAACTAAAAGTACCATCTGATGTTCCATCAGTTGATGATCTATAAATTGTATAAACAGTTTGACCTTCAACCATTGAAATTGAATTTTGTGCAACTTCCCAATAATGAAGTCCCCTGTTGCCCCATTCTTGAAATAGAATGTTAAGCGAGCGACGGGCTGCCTTCATCTGATTACCAGTATTATTTACAAGACCAATTCTTTCATAAGACTCTTCTATGATCTCATCAATAGTAAAAGTTTTTTCAAAAACTGTAGTGCCTGAAGAGGTAGCCATACTAGACTCCTACTTTTCTATAAATAACGTAACAGTTAATGCGCTTGTATTTGAAGCAACTCCAATACCATCAACTATATCTGTTCCACCTCGTTGTGCGTATAGAACTCCATCTTCTGGAAGATTTAATGTTTCAGTTTGATTTGCTCCAACTTGAACTGGAATATAAACTTGTGTGTTAGTTGATGTACTTACAGTTGTAGTATTTGCTAAACCATTAATAATACATGCTCCTGAACTTGCACCAGCTTGTATCATAAAACCTCTTAATCTTGTAGGTCCAGTAAACAAAACTGCAGTACTAATATTGCTTGCGCATATTACCGGTTTTACATCTGATTTAAATGCCATATTTTTCTCCTTGTATTAAGGAGCCCTTTCGAGCTCCTTAAAAAATTATTTATTAAGATGATGCTACAGCTACTCTTGTATCAACTCTTAACCATTCAGCACCATCAGAAAATGCATAAATTGCATTTCCAGAAGCACCGTTAGAAACGTAAACTAAAGCTCCAGCATTTACTGTTGCTAATAATTTTGTTCCTGATTCACTTCCTGAAGTAATAGTAAGTGTAGTTGCATTAGTTGCTGTGTAAGGTACTTTACCACCTTGCTCAGTATCGTTTGATCCAGTTCCACCTGCATTTGGATTTGGTCCACCAATAATTCCATTTAGTGATACCACTGGTCCGTTAAACGTTGTATTTGCCATGTATGTTCTCCTAGTTATTCCAATACCGTCTCTAGGCCGTCGACTATACGCGTCGATAAAGGAAAGTTATGTATAGTGCTTAAGATATAACTGAATTTATTGAATAGCGCAAGGGATACCTACATCGAAAACACGCTTTTCGGATATAAATAGCTAGTTTAACTAGCTACAGAAAACTCAGGAGCCGACATTTCTACCTTAATTTGTCTAAAAGCCATTTCAGCTTCAGACATTTTAATCTGGTTAATGATCTCACGAATTTTTTCGTCTATCTTAACCATATCAAGAGTGTATTTACCCTCTTGAACGTAGTGTTGCTCCCAATCAAGTTCTAATGCTCTTTTCTTTGTGTAAAGAGCTTGAACGTGATTTATCATCTACAACCTCCTCATAGGTTATCCAGCATTTAGATGTTGAAAACATCCTATTGCTGTCTTTAAGTAATATACCTTTTTTTCCTATTTTGTCAAGGATAGCTCGTTCTATACTTTCTGCACTATCTTCTGCTTCAATGTTAAAATCAGCCATGTGACCATAAGCTCTAATTTTTACTTGAAACAATTTTGTCATAATTCATTCTTTCTATCAGATTAATGGAGCCCCATAAAGGGGCCCCACTAAATAAAAAATGCTTAAATATTAAGCAGATCCTTGTGATCCGAAGATACCTCTAGGGTCAGACCAGCCGAAGCTGTATCTTTCTCTAGCTTTGTATCTAACGTTACCTGTATCAAAATCACCTTCCATAGCAGTTTTGATAGGTGCTCTTACGAACATCTTCATACCGTTTGGAACGTCAGTTTTGATAAAGAACGCATCAGTATCAGTTAAGAAATTGTTAACCACGTAACCTTGTGGAACCATTCCCATTGATCTGATTGCGTTTGTATCGTTATCAGCAGTACCAGTTCTTAACGCTGATTTCATTAATCTTTCCGCAGTGAATTGTAATTCTTTTGGAATGATTAATTTAACACCCTGAGCTGCAATTTTTAAACCACGTTCATCAGTGAATGCATTGATATCAATCAATGATTGTTCTAATGAAGTTTCGTTTAAGTCAGCTTGAGTGCTTAGCGTGTTGCTGAATGAACCAGCAATAGTTGGGTGAGAAGCATTCACTAAAGAAACTCCGTCGCCACCAACATATGATGTACTAAACGCATTGTTTAATACATTCGCTGCAGTTACCTGCTTAGTGTTAGCCATAGATCTTGCTAATGCTTTTGTATATCTAGACGCAAGTCTATCATACAAGTTGTCCTCAATCGCTTCTTCAGTGATTGCGAAAGCAAGTGCTACAGTGTTATGAGTGTATCTAGCAGTGAAAGTTTCTTGCGCGTTGTCAAATACAACTGCAGATCCTTCCGGCTTGATTTCCGCGTTTGCGAATCCAGATAACATTACTTCCTCTTCGAAAGCTCTGTCTGAAGTCTCAACATCGAAAATTTCAAGGTGCTGATTCTCGTATCTTTTATATTCCAGGCCGAATAGTGCATTCAATCCTGGCTCTAGTTCTTTAACTAGTTGTCCTCTTGATATAGCCATAATTTATCTCCTATTATATGCCTGTTAATTGTTTATAGAAATGATTGTTAATGATAGCAGTTACTACTACGTTTGTAGAGTAAGTTGTAGCATTTAACTTTTCATTATTAGAGTCGTTTTTAGAAACTCCAATGACACGAATTTGAGTTGTTACGTTCGCAGTTAATTGCGATGTATTTAAAGTAACTTTAGATACATAGTTAGCTGAAGATCCAGCTGTGTACACAATATTTCCGTTTAAGAAAATATCTGCAATTGGTAGAGTTGAACTAGCTTGTATTTCGTATCTCTCATAAGGGTCGTCCGTCACGAAGCCAACAATGTCAGTAGCTGTGTTTGAAGCTGCTAAATTGTTTGCCCATGTTGGTTTCTTAGTTGAAGCATTTGTATAGAATACTCCGTTAAGCGAACCTAACAATTGGTTAGCACTTGTAGCTACCGTAATGTATCCAGTTGCCGCTGCTGTTACTGGGTCATTTTGATAGATAGCTGATGAGCTAGCCGCAATATTATATTCACTTAAACCTTGAGCATCTCTATTTTGTCCAACTTTGCCTATCGGTAATAAACCGAAAGCTGCGTCTGGGTTAGCCATAGTTTTTTTCCTTGTTTAAGTTTTTATTTACTTTGTTGATATCACAAAAAAATTATTTTTTGTTCGTACCACCAAAAGTTACACGAGTCTGCCTCTCACTATTGATTGGCATACTTGGGTGCTGATCCTTGTAGACATCGTTGTTAATTGCGTCTTCTCGTTCCTTTGTTCTTTTTGCAAAGTACTCGTCACGAGCTTTAGCGAGTTCTACCGGTATCCTTGCCAGCGCAAGGCCACCATGTCCAATTACACCTGCGTATTTTCCTTCTTGAATCGTTGAGTAAGTTTCACCTGGATATTCATCAGCTCTCACTAATTCAAATCCTGATCTTAACTTATTCGAAACGTTTTTAGAGTCATCCTGACCTAAAATTTCAAGTCGAATCCAACGGTGTTTAAAACCGTCTTTTGGGCGCGGTGCATCCAAACTTGATGGTGGAGTCCAAGTTGTAGGTCTCTTTTCAGTAGCCCTAGTTTGGCTCGCACGTGGGGTCTTCATTTTATCGTTTTCCATATGCCTATACCTCCTTCGTGATATTTAATTGTTTCGCATATTCTTCTAATGGCACTCCTAATTTTTTAGCGATTGCAACTTGAGAAGGCGTGAGTCTCACAGTTTTGCGACCAGGTTTTGTACTTCGCTTCGCTGAAGCTACTACTTGTACCGGTTTGGTCGTTTCCGTTGATGCAATCTTATCAAATTTATGCGGAAACTCAAGTCTTATTCTTTTATCAATTTCCGTATAATATTCGTCTGTTTGAGGATCGTATCCTTCATCATCTACAAGCTTTTTATGTATATCAAAAGCCGTATAAGTCATAGCTGAATCAGAACCAAACCATTTGTTTTTAGATCCCCAAGACTCTGCTTTTGGATCTGGTCTTACTTCTGGCTCATTTGACCTATTAAGATTAATGTTAGGATTTTCCACTCTTCTAGTTTCTTGTGGAACAGATTCTAGTACTGATTTAGCTTCCATCAATCTAGCTTCTTCGTAACCGAGTCTAGCTATATCTCTTTGAGCATCAATTTCAGCATTTAGATCTTGATTGTTTCTTGCTTCTGAAAGTTTAGCTTTTGCTGCTTGTAACCCTGAAGCAATCCTCGCTTCTCGATCCTTAACACTCGCTCCTTCAAGTACAGAATATTTTTTAAGAGTTGCTTCTTTTTCAATCTTAACTACTTCTGCATATTTTAGAGCTTCATCTTTTTGACGTTCTGCTTCTCTCCACTTTTTAGTAAGTTTAGCAATACGTCTTTGTACATCTTTACTGTAATCTTCTAATTCGTCTTTCTGTGGTTTTGTTCTCGCCGCTCGTCTCTTGTGACGAGGTGCTAGCGGCTTGTGACTCGGTTGCCACTTTTGCATCACTAGGCTTCTCAGCTTTTGGAGCTGCTTCTTGTTCAACAGTTTCAATTACCTCTGTTTCAGATTCAGGTTTAGATGTATCTTCTAACTCAACATCAACCTCTGGTCCAGATGTATCTATGTCAACTGTCTTTGCGTTCTTGTCTTCTGGCATAGTTTTCTCCTATGTTTATATATAGTGAAGTACAGATTCAGGATCAGGAATTGTTCCTAATACTTCATCATCGTTTAATATACGAACTTCACCGCCCTCTATTGGTAATCTTGAGCCCGCGTAGCGCGCGAAGATAACCCAATCTCCTTTTTTACACCATGGTCCTGTTGGATATTTTTCTTTATCAAAATATGCAAGAGGTCCAATCTTTAAAACATAACCACAATTAGTAGCTATTCTTAAACGGTCTAATGATTCTTGTGCAATAATAATTCCACCAGATGTTTTTTCTTTTGGTGTGAATGGTAATACTAAAATTCTCCAACCAGTAGGTGTTGGCAACTCATCAACTACAGCTTTTATATTTTCTGGATTTAATGGTTCTTTAGTAGGTTCAGCTGTCTTAGCTTCTTCTTTATATTTTTCTTCAAGACCTAGGTTTATCTTTGGTATTTCCTTTTCCGAGGTCGATAACGTTTCCTTTTTCATCACTTTGCTCCTTCTTGTTTAGCAGGTTAGAGATTTCCTGAATTACTGTTTGGTAGGCATTTGCCTGTCCTTGCATATACTTGTATTTCTCCATACTGTCAACTGTTCCAGATATCATAGCATCACCTATATTTTGGTAAGAATCTCTGATAAATTTCTGTAGTTTACTTATAAATGTTACAGCGTCCATGGTCTTTCTCCTTTGTTAGTTATATTAACAATTCCACTTTCTAAGGGATTTATTAATTCTTGAGTTTGGATCTCTTGCAGTTTTTGCAGAGGTCAATCTTTTTTTCATACCAGACATTCTAGCACAAAAAGACTTCCTTCTATTAGCAGCTTTTGAACCCTTTTTCAACTTACTTGGTTTAGTAGTTACTGCCATTGATAATTTAGAACCTGGATTTGCACGTCTATAAGATGCAATGCCTTTTTTATTTAATCCACCTGATTCAGATTTACCTTCTTTACGTTGCCATGCAGGAGTAGAACTTCCACCTTTTGCAAAAGTTCTTCTTTCAATACCATGACCTCTTAAAGAAATATCACCCATTAGAATCTTTTTGTAACTTTTTTTCTGTCAGGCATAATAGCTCCACATCCTCTAGCTACTCCACCTTCCATCATTTTTTTTCTTTTTGGAAAACCTGCTTTCATATTTGCATATGCTTTTGGTGATATAGTTGATTCAGATTTAGATCTTGAGATACCTAGTTTTTTTCTACGATTTATATTTGCCCAAAGACCTGGTTTACCACCATCTTTAAGTCCAATTTTTTTCATACCTTTTTTAAAATATGGGGGAATTTTTACAGGCATTATTTTTTCTTCGACTTTCCAGCTTCTGAAAGAGCAATAGCAATTGCTTGTTTTCTAGACTTTACAACAGGGCCTTTTTTACTACCAGAATGTAATTTCCCTTGTTTAAACTCTTTCATAACTTTTTGAACTTTGCCACCTTTTGCTTTTTTAATTACACCTCTACCAATTAAAACATCAGCTTTAGTTATTTCACCATCTTTATTAAAATCAGGTAAAGTTCCTTTTGCTAAACCTACTCTAGCAATTCCATTTCCTCTCATTTGTTTTCCAAGACCAGCCATTATCTTTTACCTTTCATTATTTTGCCTTTTTTCTTTGTAGACATTTTAGCAGTTAATTTATCTGCCTTTTTAATCATTTTTCCTTTTTTGTTTTCCATAAATCCTTTTTTTTCCATTTTAGTTTCTGTTGATTCCATTGACATAGATTCTGCACCTTCATGTGCCATTGATTCATCCATAGCCATACCACCTTTTGCTAAACCTACTCTAGCAATACCGTTTCCTCTCATTTGTTTTCCTAATCCAGCCATTTTATTCTCCTATCCGTTTTCTTGTTCTTTATTTGCCGGTCTATTCGCCATAGTGCGCGCCACCGATTCTGCGCTTCTGCCCACAACATAACCTCCAAGACCAATTTGTAAAAGGGTCCACACGTCTCCGGGAAGAGTTATAGTTATTGAAGCTTTAAAAAAAAATAAGATAACAGGTCCTAATACATAATTCCATATTAATATAAAAATTAATACGTACATTAAAAGTGGCCTCCAGCTCGATGCGAACCAGCCAGCTTTAGCCTCTGCTTCAACTATTCTTGCTGCCGCTGTTAATTCTGCTGTATTAGATTGTAGTAATTGTGTTTGTAAATCTGCTTTTAACTTCGCTTGTAAATCTTTATCAGGTACTGATTTCTCAATT